GCGGCATTGTGCTGGTGTTCGGTTAATATGGGGCCAAACGGGCCTTCGTTCGCATTGTCTTGGGTTGGCGTAGTGCTTTGGCTCAACAACCGATTCCCCGCCATCACTCGCTCAACATTCACCGGCATCCGTTCCCACAGGCTTTCAGCAGACATGCCCAGGCGCTCGGCTTGCGTGGCGTAATAACTGGCGATCAGATTGGCGTTGTGGTCGGCGACGGTTTTGGACGGAAACGCGCTGATAGCGTTCAGCTTCTCGGCCACAATATCCTTAACCGCTTGTTGCGAGTTCTGCGCGGCCAAGGCCTTGGCTTGGGAGGCTAAGCCCTGTTCCAGTGTGGTATTCAACTCGTCTTGATGATTGGCTTGGTAGGTTTTGGCTTCGGCCCGAGTAAATTCGTCGCCTTCCAGCCGCAAGTGGTCAGTCAAGCTTTGCGCGTAACTGCCGCCGGCGATTTTGCTTAAATAGTCGCTGGTGGCTATTTTGATTTCGCCATTGCTGGCCAAGGCATCGGGCAACTGCCGCGCCACATCCGGAATAGCCGCAGCCACTTGTTCCAATACGCCAGATTGCGCCAAGGTGTTGGCGTTGATGTACACGTTTTGCGCGTCACTATCGGCCAAAGCCATATCGGCTAGGTTTTTGATCAGATCCGGGGCGCGTTTTAAAACTTTGCTGGCACCGGCTAATTCGTTTAACTGATCAATAAAGCCGCCGGCTTGTTCAGCATACTGGGCTTTATTGCGTTGGCCGTTAACCAAAGCATCCGCCGCCTTAATCGTGCCGACCATGCCGCCGGTACCCACCACTGTGGCAATCAAGGTTTGAATCGCGGCATCCGGACGCTCGGCCAGGTAATCGCCAAAGCTGCGATCAGGGTTGAGCATGGACCATTCGTTTAGATCTTGCAGCGCAGTGGCCACTTGTTCCCCGGGTATCTCGGCGGCCAGCTGGGTGCCCAAGGTTTTAAACACCGAGGAACCGGCTTTTAAATCGCCAAACAATCGACCGACCGGAATCATTTCCGTGCCGTATTCCACCGCCGCATCCGCCGCCCCGTACAATGCGGACTGCTCAGGGCGCAAGCCTTTGTCGCGGGCTTTTCCGTAAGACTGCCCGCCGGTTACCCCGGCCAAAGTGTTTAACATTAAACCGGGATTATTGGTGGCAATGGCCAGCGGCGCGGTCAATAGGTTTTGCGTCAGCGATTGAATACCGGAGTACACCCCAGCTTCCACGTTTCCGCTGCTTTTTGGTGTTGAATATTCCCGCCAATCGCGTTGATTAGTACGCAGCGCTTTAATGTCGCGCGCCAAAGGCCGGCCCAGTACATCGGGCGTACCCAGAAAATCCGCAACCGGACCCGTTACGCCGGCCAAGGCATCCGCGCCACTCTCTAACAAACCGGCTGCGCCTTCGCCAAAGCCAAAGTATCCGGCTGCCGCCGATTTGCCGATGTTCTTACCGTACTTTAGCGCGGTTTCCATGGCGCCCAGGTTGTCTAGGTCGTCATACACCACCGCCGCATTGTTCGGATCTTTAAACAAACTGGCCGTGGCCGGCATTTGTTTGGCTAGGGTAGGGTAGTCGATGGCGTCCAGCTTGGCTTTGCGCTCAACCGTAGGCCTATCCAGCCGCACGGCTTCAACCGGTAAATCATAATCCTTGGCCAGCTTGCGAATAGCGGCTTCATCGTCGGGCTGTTTATCCACCGCACCCATCATCGATAGGCGTAGTTCTCCCTCGCTGTCTTGTTGCAGCTGGTCAAGGTAGGGGTTTTGTTCGGGCATTGTTTACCGTAAGGAAATAAAAAACCGATATTGGCAAAAAGTTTGTGGTGATGGGTGGCGAATAAAAGACCGGGAAGCGTGCTTAGCTTAATCGTCGTCAGCCGAATAATCGCCGGCTAAAAGTTTGTGCATAAATACCGACACCATCCAATGGATTTCAGCTTGGCTTAAATTGAGAGACGCCCGGCAATCTAGCGCTTCATGCTTGTCAAACCCTATGACGATAACGCTTTCATAATTGCCTTGCGCTTCTTGCAGCACCACATCAGGATCAATCGCGGCGTTTTTATGCTTGAATTGTAAAATTTCACTCATTTTCAAGAAGCTTCAAAAATCCTTTGTTTTAATTCATACCCCATCAGCGGCCAGATTTTGTTGATTGCATTTTGCCGCGCAATTTTGCGGCCCACTTCTGCGTCAAAGTTTTCAGGGCTAGCGCATGCGCTTTCGCCTGTAACAGTGAAACCGTTTTGCAAGACCAAGGTGCAGTACGTCAAAAGGCCTAATGAATCAAAACTCCATTTGTTCCCGTCCCGCCCCATTGCAATATCAATGTCAGTCCGAATTGCAGATAAACTCATCACACTCGCTCGCTCCTGCAATTCCCTTGCGGCTGCAAGCTCTAACGGGTCTTCATGGTCTGCAAAAAGCCACGAAAACCTAACAGCATCATGTCCTGCATCACCTGTGAAATAATGTTCCTCGCTGATATTCGCCTCGATGTCTCCAGGCGTCACGCGCGGAGCCGTCAGGCCTTTATCAACAATCATTTTTTCAATTTCACTATCACTCATGGGCTATCTTCCTCTTTATTAAAAATTCGCTATGCGTCAAATTCCGCGCCTGCATAGAATTAAACCCGCTATCACAGCGGATACCGACGCGTTCCAAAAACCATTCAATATCGTTTTCACTGGCATCCGGAAAGAACTGCAAAAACCACAGCCTATCCGCTTCGCCTTGGGTCATGCGTTACATCAAGCCCTTATTCCGGGCATACATGGTAAAAATATCCTGCTCGGTAATTTGCCGATCAGGGCGAGCTTGGCGCCAGGCGTCGATAATCGCTTTACGTTCGGCGTCCGGTACTTTCACTTCTTTTAAATCAACCAAGGCCGCCGGCTTTTCGCTGCTGAACAACAAGCCTTTCACTTTAACGCTGGTAAACAATTGAGCCGCCACCTTGCGCATTTCTTCACTATCCAGCTTTTTGCCTTTGTCCTGCTCGGCGGCTTTCACTCGGTTTTCAAACGTGCTCCAAATCTTGCCCACTTTGGCCGCGCCGTCCTTGTCGCCTTCCTTGGGTGTGGGATCAATGCCGGCCTCGACCATGAATTGATCGATGATTTGTTTGGGTGTGCGCAGTTGCGTTAAGGTGGTTTCGCTGCGGTTGCCTAGCTTTTGCTGTTCTTCGGTCAACTGCTTAAATTCAGAATCGCCCAGCTTGTCGCGGAAGGCCATCAAGTTACTGCCCATCAATAAGCGCTCGTCGGTTTTAAACCGGTAATACAAGCCCCAGTCGGTTTCGATAGGTTCGCCGGCGTTCACGCGCTTGGCAAAGTTCATCACTTTTTCAACGTCATTCACCGGCACCTGGCCGCGCACTTGCGCCGGTAAGTCTGACCACTTGCCACCGTTGGCTAATATCTGCCGCATGGCATTGCCCGTGGCTTCTTCTTCGCGCTGTTTGATGGCTTTGGTTTGCTCGTTGTAGTGCTTTTCGACCACGGCCAAGGTTTCTTTTTCCAAAGACGCGCTGCGGTTTGGGCCTAGCTTGTCCAGGGCGGCTTGTTGGGCATCTTGCAAGGTAGGGCGCTCATATTGGCCTTGGCCAGCGGCGAAGGCGTTCATGTTCTTGCTGACGTACTGTTGGGTTTCGGTAGGTAGTTGGGCCAGCCAATTGGCGCCGCCTTTCATAATGGCCGCTTGTGTGGCCGCTGGGCCGGAATTGTAAGCCGCGTAAGCCTTGGCCAAGTCGCCTTTAAAATCGGTCAGCTGCTTGCCAAAATAAGCTTTGCCTAAAGCCATGTTGTAATCGGCATCGGTTCTAAAGCGGTTTTCATCCCAAGGCACCCCGGCCAACTTGGCCGCTTCCGGACCGGTGTCGGGCATGACTTGGGCAATGCCTGTTGCGCCTTTCGGACTGGTAATAGGCGCGCCGGTTTTATCAAACTGCCGGCCGCCGGATTCCGCCCCCAATAAGATATTAAACGCCCGGTCACCGTCGCCGGTTTGCATGCGTGGATACAGTTCACCAATCACGACTTGGCCAACGTCCAAGGCGGTCCGCCGCTCTTGTTCGTCGGTGATCAGCTTGTACGCTTTCAACATGGAATTGCTGTCCATGTCTTTGCTGAAGTCGTGCAGAATGCGCGTGGCGCTGGCGTGGTCGCTTTGGGCCAAGCTGGCTTCGATAGCGGCGCTTATCGCACTGGATATTTGCCGTTTACCGTTCTCAATGCCTATCTCTTCGCTACCGTGTTCCAGGTGGCCCAAATCTTTGCTGTATTGGGCAATGCTGTCGATAGAGGTGCGCAATTGCTCAGGATCGTTGTAGTACAACGCCATATTGCGAGAGGCGCTATCAATGCCGGCTGACAGAACACCGCGCTTGTAAACACGATGCTGCTCGGCCTCATGGCCCATTAAATGCCCGCGCAATTGCAGCCCGGTACTGTCCGCATGTTCTTTAAACGCCAAGCGCTGGGTATCGTTGCCCAAGCTTTGCATCAAGGTATTGATGCGCTCCTGGCGGCTTTCCAGCACGTTATCAGTCAGCGGTTTGCTGTTCTCCTGGCTAAACACCGCCGCGCCGGTCTGGTTGCGCCAACCGTTTTCCGAAAAGGCAGAATCTTGATCAAACTGGGTTAACTGGTTTGCAGCGTCTCTAACTCGCAAGCGATTAGCATCATCGATCTCTTTAGCCATTAACGACATCGACACGCGCTGCACGTTTTGCAGGGCATTGCTCGCCGCCTCTAAGCCCATCATTTCGGTTTGATTGGTAAAGTCGGCTGCGGTAAAACTGCCTTGCTGCCTTACCCCAGGCAAACCGGCTTGTTTAGTGCCGCCAACATCGGCAACAGGTACTTTTAATGCCATAACTTACGCGGCCTTTTTTGCAGAGGCATACATCGACGCGGAACTGATCAGCGAAGACGCGCCGGCCATAGCCGCCGCTTTGCCAGGGTTGGCGTTTTTCGCTTTCCAACGCTCAAACCCGGCACTGCTTTGGTAATTGCTGCCTTGCACGTCATAACCCCAAGCCTCCCGCGCGGCATTGCTTTGGATGGTGTTGACTTCCTGCTGGCCTAAAAACTGCGTGCTGGCTAATAGATCCAGTGCCGAGCCTTGCGTCACATCCACCCCATTCGCCGCCAATGCTGCCCGCTGTCTACCTACCAGCTGCGATTGCTCACGCATGGCGTTCTGGGCATCAATCTCGCCACGTTGCAAAGCATCGCTGCGGTTCCAGGCGGCTATCTTGGCGTTATTGGCATCGACTTGGGCTTGGTAATTGGCGGCTTTCTTTTGAGCTGAGGCTTGTTCTGATGCACTATAGGCACTTAGACCGGCACCAATGGCGGCAATCGCGACGGCGGTGATAGCAAAACTCATTGAATGCCCTCAATAATCTTGTTTTGTTCAATGAAAAATCGTTCATATTCTTCATGAGAAGCGCATACCAAATCAGATTCCAGCTCTTCTATATTGGTTTTATCAGTTGCGTGAATGGTTGTAAAAACGGTATCGGCCAAAGTTACCCCCAATCTTTTATCGCCAGGCTTTGAAATAAAGGTATAAGGCGCACAAATCAGCTTCACACCGTTATCATCGGCAATCTCAATCAATCCGGCCGATATAATGCATAAATGTTCTGTTTTATGAATGTGCCCAGTTAACGCTACGCCGGCGGGTATCCGGATCTCGCGCGCATAAATACCCGGCGAAAAATGATGTACCACTTCTAATGTGACTTGCGGCAAAGTCTTCATAACATCTTCGGCGGTTTGAATAGCCTGTCGATAATCGATGCTGGTATTGGTATTTTGTTGTAAAGCGTTCATATTGCCCTATGCATCGTAAACCGCCGCAACGGATAACCCGGTACCAGCGGCGTGGTGTCGGTAAATTCAAAACCCAGCAACGCCAGCCAGCGCATGGTGTCTCGATTGCGAACATCAATTACGTTGGTCAACATCGGCCAACGGTTCAACATGATAGCCAGCCAAGGTTTGGCGTGAATCGTCAGCCGCTTGATATGTTTGCTCATGGCATCGGTACACAGCAGCCAGGGATAACCCACAGGCGACACCAGCGACATCGACGCACAACCGCACATGCACAGCATTTGCCCGTCATATTCTGCGGTTAGCTGGTAATAAGGCTCGGTGCGCTTTAATGATGCTCTTATCGCTTCTTCCGGCTCCTGGCCGTAGGTCACCAGAAGCTCGGCTTTGTCGACGTCGCGCATGTGTTCGGCCAGATAGATAATGTCAGATTCAATAGGTTGTCGAAGTATTAATCCTGGCATCCGGTATCAATCGATTTTTTCAAGCCGCAGAAAAGTCGCTTTAAAACTGCATATGCCATTTTTGGCGCCAAATAGCGCCCAACCAATATAAGGCGTCCACATCCGACCAAATACTTTTTTTGTTGCTCGCCATTGCCAAACCCCGTCCGAGCGTTGCCAAAACGATTGATTAGCTTGTTGCTGTGAATGCATCCAGACAAATAAGCTATCAACTGGCATGCCTAGTCTTTCGTGGTTAAACCGATTTCCGCCGTTTTTCCATAACCAACGCATTCGATTCCAAAAGCTATAAGGATTACTGCCCGGTTTAATATGCTTGTTACGCCAATCATCATCACCACCTAAATCATTGTCGATGGTCACTAACCAGCGCCAACCGGTTAGGGTTCGCTTATCATCAGAACTGAAAAACAAGATTGCCAACGGTGCGGCAGGGTAGCGCGCTAGAAATACGGCAAAATGCGGAATAAAATATAAAAACCAGCGTAAAAACATCATTTTTTAACTCCTACAGCAATTATATTGCCAAATATTCCGCCAAATACAGCAAAGCCGATTGATAAATAACTGCCATCTATTACCATTTTTGTTACGCTGGCTGTTACTGAGTAAAACAATAAGTCGCTGATTGCTGTAACGGTCAAAAATTTAACTCGATTATTTTTTACAACCGCGATAATTGATGATGTTCGCAAAAGCGAAGAAGCCATCTGCGCGATAAATATAAATACGTACATCATCGTTTAGCCTCATAAATCCAGCCTTTTGGTGGGGGAATAGGGTGTTTTGGGTCTTTGTGCGGGGTGATATTAATAATGTGCTGAGTAGCCGGCGGCTGATAGCATCCCGATGCAAAAAGCATGCAGGCAAGCCATAACAATCGCCACATGCTTAACCGCCCACCGCTACTTCAGCCGCGATATACAGCACTTCAATCGGCAAGGGGTCCGTTTGCCTGATCATCACTTGGCCGGTTTGATTCCAGTCACCAGCCACCACCAAATCTACCTCTCCAGAACGTAAAGCCGGCGGCGTGCCTGGTGGCTCAAACGAGCGTTGCTTAATAGGTGTCAATTTGTCTTCGCTCGGGCCCGCCCAAAACGGCCCGGAATCCAACACATTCACCCAGACTTTATTCACATTCTTAACCCGGCTTTGGCCCATCGTAGGATCCTGAAACCATGTTGGCAGGGTTTTTAAATCAGCCGTGATAGGCAAGCCCACTTGCGCTTTTGCCACGGGATGCTCTAACGCGATTTGTCCACTGCTCACAGTTTTAGGCACCATAACGGCCCCATCACCCAGGATCGAAACGGTTTTGCCCTCCAGGTGCGATAAACCGCTGATCACGGTAGCCGCCGCGCCGCTGTAAGTCAGGCCGCAATCGACAAAGAAAGCATCTGATTGGCTGGCTGGATTGCGTAAATCCAGCATTTCCACGTAGCGTTTGGTGCTGCCGTTAATCGTGCGTTTAACGACGACATACAGCACATCCGCGCCGTTTTCGGTAATCGTGCAACAGCTTTCGTACTCGCCGTCTGTTGCGTGTTGATGCCAGCCCATCACGTCCTGCTCGGGCACATACGTCATGCCCAGCAACTTACCGTTGGAACTGATACACCACAACACTTGCCACGGCGCGCGGCTATAGGCCATGTCGCGGATAGTCAGCCGATCAAACAAGTGCGTAGCCAACAAGCTTAAATCGCCGGTTTGATAGCTTTGGCTTTGCCAGTCATAAAACAGCTCTCGAATGTGCCCGCCTTGCGCACTCTCGTAAATCAAACGTGTGCCGATTACTTCCGGTTGCACGTTGGATGCGCCGTTTTGCGACTGCGCTTTAATCACCAATGTGGCGGGCGTTAACACGCCGGTATTCCCCGATGACACCCGCCATTCGTTAGCGGCGGTCAAAATCACCAAATCTTGCAGCGGCACGATATGCCGAATAATGTCTGATCGATTAGCCATCATCCGGAACCGCAATGCGTCACTGTCCTGGCTAGGGATCGTGTAATTCATGTTGTAGTCAGAACCGCTTTGCGTGGTCCAAACATTCATCGGTTCGCTATACGTGCCGCCAAATACTCGACGCTGTTCAAAATAACCCACCGCAGTCGGGTAATTGTTCGCCGAGGACAAAGGATTCTCGTTAATCGGCAAGGTGCGCGTCATGTCGGCAATGATGTTGTCGTCAACCATCGACGTGGCCGCCGTTTGCCCAATGTAACCCCATGCCCCATTCGCCGATTTGTACACGTTGTACATGGTCGCGCCACTCACGCCCACCCAGCTGATCGTGTTGTAATTGCCTTGAATGGTTAGATCGTTGGCCACGGTATTGGACACCGCAGAGCCTAAAGACTCTTCAAAACCACGACTGTTCAGCGCTGTGATTTTATAGTTGTAATCTTTATTCGTGCCAGGAGTGGCCGTGGTAGCTATCGCCGTTGCCCCGGTTGGCGCTGGGGTTTGTGAAGCAAAGGCGATAGCGGTTAGCGTCCAGTTTAAATTGCTTATCCGCTTGAGTTCCCTTGGCGCATATGTCGGGTGTGTCAGTGTGATAACGTCGCCAGACTGCGTAAACCGCACATCAAACAAATCCCCGGCGGCATACGGGTTGCTAATTTCATAAGGCGATGCGCCACTCATTAAAGTGCCGCCATTAGTATGAAAGCGAAAATACCCGGCGCCCATTTCAATGGCAAAGGCTTGCGTGGTACTAAACACAAAGGGGATCAAGCGACTCGCCGCCGCTGACGTCTTAGTCTCTCGCACAAACCGCGTGCCCGGCCGGTTCATCGCCGAACCATGCGGCAAAGGAATAAAGTTCTTACACATCGCCAATCCCGTTTGAAACTTAGCAACATCCATCCGGCCGGCCAGGCGCGGGGAAATTTCCCCACCGCTCAAGGCATTGCGCAAAACCCGTGTCGTTGCCATTTATTGTCTGGCAGCGATATGTTTAGGCGTATAACCGGACTTTTTCCGGTAATTTTGCCCATCACGCTCGATAGCCGGGCCCAGCAAAGCGCGCGATAACTCCAGAAACTTGCCAGATGCAGACGCGCCCACGTCACCCTTCAACAATGGCCCAGCCAAATGACTGGCCAGCAATGCCGAAAAATACTCAGTAAACGCCGGCGAGAAACGCGCGGGCGATACGTCAGACGAACAATAAACCAAGGTTACCGCTTCGACATTGGCGTACAGTACTTGGGTATCATCAGAGGCAATTTCAATGCTGTACTCGTCAACTTCATCAATGCCATCAGTCGTTAACTTAATCAGGCTCACATAATCGGATGGTATGCCATAACAATACTGCCACTCGTCGGCCTCATTACTGCGCGTCGGCAATAAAAACCGCCGCGTAGCAAAACGCCAATTGTGTTGGTCCAACGCGGCTAACAAAACAATGGGGTATAAACGGCTGCAATGGTTGGCCTGGACGGAGTTGTCCGGCGGATCAATGCTGGATACGGTTGCTTCGTCGCCTAAGCGGCCCAGAGCGAGATTGCAGATGTCGATTTGGGTTGTCATTGGTTTATCTTTTTAAGCTTGTACTAATCAAATCAGCCGCAGCTATCATGCAATCGCTTGAACAGCGCCAATTTTGTTAATACCAAGACGCCCAAATGACACCGTGCCAACTGAAGTGCCGCGAAACTCAGCATATAGATAATGCGAGATTGTCGTGGTGCCAGCCGGAATCTTGCGTGGCAAATCTTTAAGCGTAAAAACCTGATCTACCGTTATCATCTGACCCAAATCTTGATCGGTTGAGGCTAGTTTTGTTGAGTTGCTAAAGCCAGGAGTGCCGCCCGAGCAGCGCGATGCCACATAAACATTTTTTAGCAATGTCGGGTTAGCATTAACTTTAATCTCTCCGAAGGCTTGAATTTTATCGCCCACGTTAAAATTTCCTCCAACATTTACTCCAGTTGTGTTGCTATATTGAACTGTGTTACCCGCACTTGCATCGTAAACGACCTGCACCCAGTTACCAGATATGTCTGTTCTTGCCACTTGAGAACACACCGAGCTGTTTACAGTGCCATTAGATGCCAATGACATATTAGCCGCCGTTGTTCCTGTGCCAGGCGCGGAAGGCGTGCCAGTGCCGCCGTTTAGCGGGTTGATACTAATCGCCCAATCGTCTTTAGACATACTGAATCGATTAACCTTTGGAAAATTGTCTGAAATAACTTGAGCCAATGAAGCGCCCAGTAAGTACATGCCTGAAATATAGCCATGTACGCCATCTGTTTTTTTATTGTTGGAACCAGATGCAACCAAATAGGTGACAGTGTTTTCAGGCCAAGGACCAATAGTTGACGCATTGTTTGGATCAAGATAAACGCCAGCAGCATCCCACAAAATCACATCAGTGCGTAGCCTTGCCAGCTCTTTCAGCTTTGCATTTAGCCAGTTCCAGGCTTTTGTGCCGTTTCCTTTCGTATACCCAGTAAAAGGCACTAATGGGTTAGATACATCTATAGCACCGTTAGGCAAAGTAGTATCTGTCATAACTTTAATCCCAGCCGCTCGGCACTTATCAACGGCCGCCTCGAAAGCATCCCAATCTGATTGAATGTCTGCAAGAGACGAAACCCCGCCCGCATCGTTTACAAACATATGTGACAGATAAATTACATCAGGGTTTTTGCTTATAGCTCTATCAAGATATTTAAGGATGTCTTGACATTTTTTCCCTGATTGTCCGTTGATGTAAATCTCATCCAATCGCTGCCCACTTAGTTGCTGCGCTATATTCCAGTGATTAACCCCCCACGCTGGCGTGTCATTTACATCAAAATTAGTCCGCACATCGGTACATTGCCAAATAACATTGCCATCCTTGACGGTCTCTCCGATAGTTGTCGGCCAAACAGGTTCCAGCTCACCAACAACACCGCCTTGCATACAGGTGTAATACAGGTGAGGCCAAAATCCTGCGCTCAAATCAACTTGCCTAGGAATAACCGTATTACCAGCGACTTTTGTGTCACCAATGGACCATGTAGCAAAGCCTACTGGATTCTTTGGCGCTCCGTAATGAACAGTAGAGCAGCCAAGAATGGCAATGGTCAGCCCTTTTTTGTAATCAATTAATGACTTATATTCGCGTCCATCTAAGCCAATCAGGCCAATAGGCGCGCCCGTTTTCTCATCATACAAATTCGCCGTATTCCCCGTCTTATACCCGCTCATCATCCACCTCTGCCGTTTCATCATCATAGGCCCGATGGCGGCGGGCGATTTTTTCAAGTGCCACAGCCATGGCGTTGATTGCCATGTTCATCGCGTTAATGGCTGCGTTAGTTTCTTGTTGTCGTATATTGCTTTCCTGTTGCCTGGAGTCGGTTATCCGACCCCATTCAAACCGTTCTTTGGCGTGCATATCCATAATCTTTTCCAGGTCGCACCGATGGTTATCCAACACCTTCGGCAGCATCCTGGCGTAAAAAAACAACACGCCAAACAAAAACAACAGCACAACAAAAAGGGCGAAGATGACTAAGCCATAAAGCCCGCCCTCATTCGCCCACATTTCTGGCTTGCCCAGCTCAGTTACTACCGTCATCGTCGCCGCCGGTTTCCTCGCCGCCAGTATCATCAGCGCCCGTGTCGTCGTTGCCGGTAATAATTTCCGGCGCGGATTCCCTAGGTCTGCGTGGCTTACGCTGACCGCCTACCAACTCAATATTCCCCGACAACTTCATGCCTTCCGGAAACGTGGTGGTAAATTTCTCGCCGGCTTCGGCCATGCGGTTTTCGTGACTTAGCCAAGTCTTGGTATGTGCAATGTATTCAAGCATGATCTACACCACACTAAAGCCAGATGCATAGTTTTTGCCAACCGATACTTCGCTATCCGTGATAGCGCAAGAAAACTTACCGGCAGTCAAAGGGCCAGTGGCGACAGTGTATTGCACGCCAAGATAGCGTTGGCCGATAGGCTGAGCAGCCAAAAAGCTTTCCGGGATGCAAATAGCAATCGGGTCACGGCCCAGCGTCAATTCAGTCTTGGCAATAGGGGCAGTTTCGATCAACACCGTGGGCGAAGATAAATTAGCCGCCGCCGAACTGATAATTTGAAACGTCACAGTGGCGGATCCTGATGCCGTCGCTGCTTCGTCAACGGTAAACACGGCATACAAATCACCGCCCTGGCCAATATCACGCGCCTGGCTTAAATCGATGGTGTTAGTAGATACCGCAGTGGAGGTAACCGCTTGCGCGAATGATAATTGTAATAATGCGTCGGTAATCATGTGGACTCCTTAAGATACCAAAGTTTCGGCGATGCCCAATTGATCAACACCACGCACTGGAACACCCATAAACTCAAGTTGTTTCATGGTTTGCCCAAACTGAGTTAAGGCGTCTTTAATTCCCAATGCGCTGCTGGATTTTTCCAGCGCTTGGATCATTAAGCCTTCTTGAATTGAGCGGTTGGCGTAAAACGCCGCGCGGCCCATTTGGAAGTTAGGGATACGGGCAATCGCGCGCATCATCAACTTGATCAAGTTGGTCGATGCAGTAGCCGCTTGGGTGCCGGTCACACCTACCCAATCCGATACGTCGATATTGGCAATTCGCACCACATAGCGCCAATCTTTCACCACCAAGCCGGCATCCCATTGGAACAAGGAACGTGCGGCCTGATAGTAGTTACCAGACGCGTCTTGCACAGACTCTTCACCCAGATCGCGATTTTGCAAACCCGCTTTTGAGCCTTTTGGAAACGGACAAAATACCGTTTGCTCACCCCAAACCACCAAATACATGGAGGCATTATCGGAGCCAGAACCACCGGCGAGAATGACGTTTTGACCATTGCCGGCAGACGTAGAGCTGAAACGCGTAGCAAAACCAGAAAACGTTTTAAGATCGACGCCTACATTGCCGTTAAACAGCTTGCCAACCATCTCTTGTGACATAGCTTCGATAAATGGCGATTCTTCAGATAAACGAAACGCGGCGCTATTGCCATTAAGATTCAGCAGCTTCGCGTCGATGTGGGAGCGGGCTTCCAGCATCGCGCAAGGTTCTGTAACCTGCGCAGTGGTCGACTTGCTGGATGGCACGCCTTGGTTATACGCACGCCAGTAAACGCCGGGCAATCCAGTACGGACGCTGACAACGTGACTGGTAGGTTGATTAGCTTCCTTGTAAACAATATCTTCCAAAATATCGTATTGTTGTGATAACAGCTCGGCAATAGGGTCGACTTTGCCATCCGGAGACAGCCGTTTCGACATATCGGCCAGCGTTAACTGTCCAGCGCTTAAAAGTGCCATGAAAACCTCCTAAGGGTTCATATTGGGATAAAGAGTTTGCGCCAGGGTTTTCTGGCCGCCTGGTGTGGTACTGCCGCCCGGCAGCAATGTATCTTCAGACATGGCCTTACCGACCTTGACGAAAAATTTAACAAACTCCGGATGATTACCAATGCCGGTTTCATTCATGAAATTGACCAGGTTTTCAGAGCCGAAAGCTTTTAAAACGGGTGGGATAACGGATAGATTAGCCTGCAACTGTTCGCCGCCTATTTCCGGATCAGCTTTGGTTTCCGCTTCCCAGTTGGCGACGCGTTGTTCATGAGCGGCCATGGCTTGGGCGGTAATCTTTTCCGCCATTTTGGCGCCCATCTGCGCTAGGTTTTGCGCTTGTTCCTGAGTTAAGCCAATTTCTTTCGCGGCTTTTTTGTACTCGGTCATTAATTCCGGGTCAGGTAAGGCGCCCTCCGGCAATTCAAAATCAGCATAATCTTCGGGCGCACCGGTCTTAGTGCCATCGGCCTCAGCAGCGGTTTGATTTGATTCGGTATTGGTGCCGGTATCAGTTACGGCAGCATCAGTGCCCGTGGTTGTTTGACTGGTTGCGGTTGTCGCTGCACTATCTACCGTGGAGGTAGCAGTAGTGGCGTCAGTCGTTTGTGTTTGTTGCGTTTGCTCGGTCATGGTAAATCTCGGTTAATAATTGCAGGTATAAAACAGGCTGGGCTTGCAATTGCGCTTCCAGCCACAACCCAATATTGCGTTGGCCTTCTTTAAACGCGGTGGCGTGCGTATCGCCTGGGACATAACTAATCGCACCCAAGCCGCACAAAGCCAACACCCGGCGCAAAAACCGCCGGCCTTCTGGCATAGTCAGCAATGTTTCCAGGTCTTTGGCATCGTTTAAGCTTTGCAACAGGCGCGACTGTTCAGCCTGTGCGCGTTGTTGCGCCAGGGTAGGACGATCTTCTATGTTCATGCGCGGCGGAATTGCCCTTCAATAAAGTCACCGGCCATCGTGCCCGGTTGCGTCGGCAAACTGCCTACTTTGGCGGCCATCTCAGCACTTTGCTGGATAGCCGCTTGCTGTTGGGCGATTTGCATTTGTTTGGCGCGTTGTTGTCTCACCAGGGCGGCATTTTCGGCGGATACGATCAGTTTAGGATCCACGGCCAGCTTGTCGGCCATCATCTCCACATAATAATCTGCGTCGAATCTGTCCAAAGCTTCCGGTTTAATCGCGGATATTTGTCCGATACTGCCGACTAACCTATCCACGCTATTCACCACCGCAATTTTTTGCGCTTGGGCCAGGATAGACACGTACTCAATGTTTAAATCACTGCCTTGCAATTCTTCGGGCGGTGGTGGCAATGCGCCGGCAGACAATAGCCTTTCAAACACGGTTTCTACTAACGGATCGAGCAATTCATTATTCAATCGCTCAACCACCGGGCCCAGCATCAACATCTTTTCCTCGTGCCGTTCCATCACTTCGGTGGCGGTCATCCGGCCGTCTTGTTGGCTGATCATGGTAAACACGTCAGAGAAAAACGCGCCGTGTATCCGGCCGCGAATGTCTTGAATATCTACACCTAAGCTTTGAATATCCAACCGTACATCAAATGCCGTTTTAATGCCTTGCGGGCCGGATATAGGATCGTAAAACGTCACGCCACCGGGTAAAAAATCTACTTCGCGGTTTTGCATGCTCGATGGCACTTGAATCGGTGGGTCTGCTTGGTATTCAATCGCTTTGCCTTTCGAGCGCTGCTCAGATTGCAATTGCATAATATCGCCCAGCGCATCCATAGCCGGCGAACTGCCGTAAATATCACCGCCTGATGTCAGCCAGCGTGGCGACACGCACGGGTAAGATTTAAACCCACTGTCCCGCAACACAGACTTGGTTTTTCCAGATTCCCAGTAGCAAGACTTCCACGGCATATTTATGGCATCGCGCTTGCTGGTATCGCGCTGGGTACGTGGCTCGATGGCATGGCAAACAGTCACCCACTTGTCATAGTCGCCCCGCTGATAACAGCTTTGCACATCAACAGAGCAAGCTTCTAAGCCAAACTCTTTTACCAGCGCCCCAACCGTTACTTCAAATTCCCGATACAACGTATCAACTTCGCCTTTAAAGTTGGTCGCTATGGCATATTCACCCACAGTAAACGTGTGCAAGTGGATAATGTTTTCAAAATCATTGGCCACAAACGCCGACGCCGTACCAAACGCGCCCAGCTCTTCGTACAAAGAGTGCAAGGCCCGATACACATTAGAGCGTGCCATCGTATCCTGCACGCGGGTGGTTACTTCGCCAAGCCAGATTTTCACCGGCTGATACTTGGCAAGATCAGGATCAACTACCGACAGCTTAAACCAAGGCCGAGATGGGCTAGTCATACCGGACATCATGCCCGCCGCCAGAATACGCAAGGCTTTGGTGCCGGTATTGTCTAAAATCAGGTTGTGCTTTTTCTCGCCCCGGTTGCGATCAGTCAGCAGATACCGCCCGGAACGCGGCAATAAATGCCGGGAAATATCCTCCCAATGCGCAAGCCAGGACGAACGTTCTTGTTTAAGCGCAGACCAGCGATTATTGTGCTGTTGTGCTTTGTCCATTAGCCAGCTGTCGCCGCTTGGCCTAACAACGTTTTCTTGCCGAGTTTATCCAGTCCCGTGGTATCGCCCATGCCGCCGGTAATCAGTGTCGATTTAACCTCACCGCCGCCTTGTCCAATGTTCTGCGTGGCGGTGTTAGCCCTAACCGTAGGGGCGTCAGGTGTTTTTGCCAATTGTGCGGGAGGAGGTGGCGGCAAGGGCGCGGCGGGTGTACCGCCGCCACCGCCGCAAAGCAACTTAACCGGCATCACGCCAAATACGTAAACTTTCATGGATATTCTCATCGTGATTTATAAGGATCGTAATCGCGCCGTTGTTCGCCGGCGGACTTTGTTCGACCGTGTGGATTTTTAAACCGTTTTTGTACCGGATGCGCAAAACTCAAGGCTAAGGCGTCGGCCTTGTTAGGCGATGGTAAGCCGCGCTGCTTCATGTCTTGCTTGCTTTCCAGCTGGATCTTGCCATCTGCCCTGGGTACCGTTTCCGGTCCCATCAGCTCGTCATACAATTCTTTATCGTCGGGTAAGGCGCCACCGGCCTTTAGCCAGTCTCGCATCGCTTTCCACATCTCCGCGCGCTTGTTCAGGCAGCCAGGGTCTAACGACTTAGCCCCAAACCACACCAACAACCAATCCCGGCCCATGGTTTGCCCGGCGGAATAAATGCCAGTGCCATAGCCGCCGTCAATAAACACCGCATCAGCGCCGTGCTCGTCTTCCAGATTTGCCAAGATATTGGCAATCTGCACGTCGTTGTCGTTTTTTGGGATAACGCGCAGGATGTTCGAGTACAGACCTTGCCGAAGCGCAATGACTAGAACGTCATCGCCTTCCCATGCTGGATCGCAAGTAAGGATAATCGGCGCAAAACTGTACTGCTCAGGCCGCACGTACCGCTTAAACGCCACGTCGACGTCTTCGGTACTGATAAACTGCTTGGCCGACATATTCGGAAACATGCCGCGCACCCGTATCTTGAACGGGTCAGAGTCTTCGCCCCAGTCTTCCAGCCATTTCTGGATCTGAGTCTTATTGGTGCCCTCTACATCGCGGCTATCAATCTGCTTATGCACCCAACGATGCCGCATCTTGCGGTGAGTCTCGCGGAAAGCCCCGCTATTCAGCGTCGGGTTACCGAAGGCAATCCAGATAATCTCCGTGTTTTCGTCGGTCAGCGCCCCTTCGGTCACTTCCCACACCTTGTCGGCAATCTTCGACGCTTCGTCAAAAATCACCACAATCCGCTTGCCTAAGTTATGTAAACCGGCAAAGGCTTCGGTGTTGTGCTCACTCCAAGTCACAAAATCGCAGCGCCAATCTAGTTCATGCGCTTTCGAGTGAATATCGAAAGCATTGGTATCAAACAAATCGGCAGTGATCGATAACGCATTCCACCGCTTAATCTCGGGAATAGTTTTAGTCTTCAACTGGGGCAGGGTGTTGGCAGTAACCACCACCTTGGTGTCCATACAAGTGGACAGCGCCCAATTCACCAACATCCCCAGCTCGGCAGACTTGCCAATACCGTGGCCAGACGCCACCGATATCTTCAGCGGCTCAAATCGCGTCTCCGGATTGCTCAGGTGGTCGCGGATGGTGCAGTTAATCTCAGATTGCCAAGCCCGTGGCCCCTTAAAGTTCTTTAAGTCGCCAAACTCCCAATCCCAAGCGACTAAACTCCATTTGTGTGGATCGTGCCGACACTCAACAATCAGATCCAGCAGTTGATCAACTGGATCGATCATTCAACCTGGCTAAACGCTCGACCAGCTTATCCGCCATAGACACTTCAACTTTATCGTTTAACATGCCCAGATGACGCGCGGCCAATAACTGCGCGTCGGATTTGCTCCAAAACTTAATCTCGTTGGTATGCCCGATCAAATTGCCTTCAGCATCCCGCAGCTCAGTCGTTTTAATCGCGGAAATAGAAAAGGCGATTTCATCCGGCCATTCGGATGGCGGCAGCAGTCGGTTATTTTCGTCGTAGGCTTTGCGTGGGTCAGCAAAGGCGATGTACCCCACATGCCTTAGCACGTTGTCTTGCCTAATTTGCAGACGATCTTCCCGTTCAGCGCGCAATAACGCCAATATTCGCCGGATTTCAGGACGAGTAGTCACTAAGCGAGTAGCTTGTTGCCTAGCTGTTTTTTCAGAAAAACCCGCATCAATCGCCGCTTTAGTCTGGTTAACCGTCAGCAACATGTTCAAACAAAATTGATACTCGCGGTCGCTGACCATCTCGCGCAATTCATCGAGAGTCATATCAGGCGTGACGATTTTCATAGAGCACTAAAAATGTAAACAAAAAGACACAGTAAACGACTGATTTACAACTGGAACAGGCAGGATTTAGCTATTTTCGCGCATCATGTAAACATAGAGTCATGCTCAAACATCGACACAGACTCACGACAATCGCGCTGGTAAAGCGAGTGAAAAAAATCCGAAAAAAAAGCCCGCTCCGTCTCCGGGCAGGCTTTTGCTATTTTGGGAATTTATAGCTGTTTTTTGTCGCAGTGTCAATTTTTTAAAACTAAAACATTTCAGCCCGCAGGCGCGCTAACTGACTTTGTAAATCTTTCTCTGCCGCCGCATCCGCAATAGGCGTTTCGTAATCACAGCAATTGAGGTGCTGCCTGCCAGATGTATCTGATTTTTTCCAGTACTTATGGCCGGCCGGAATATCTTTGTCGCACAAAACACAGCGGCATTTTTTGTCGGCAGTATAAATCATAGCGCTTCTCTTCTACCGCTATCCGCCCGCGCCAAAACCCCCTGCACCTCCGCATCCAACTCACAAACAATCTTCAAAATCTGCCGATAGCGATCTTGCCAGTTCCGATGAAAGTCATCCTTACTCAACCCAGCCGCCGCCGCAATCGTCCGCACCGATAGCAGTTTGGTGCCAGTCATCCCACACAACCGACAGCCCACGCCGCCGCACTCTTTATGCACCAACGGCCGCACCACCTCAAACACCGCAATTGCCGACAGGTTAGACACAGTAGGCCGCCCCTTCACAATCTCCCACTTCTGCG